GCTGGAATGTTTTCGTTGCTCATAATTTGTTATCCCTTATAGTCCTCATTTACTTGGTCTTACTCTTAGCTTGTCCTGCAACGGGAGCCTTATTTATCACCTTGGGGATATTAAGGATGTTGTCAGGGTGGCCTGCGATCTTATCTTTCACGAAGCTTAGTGCAGATGACATTGCTTGCAGGGTACCAGCATGTAATCGGCTCTTCTCGTGACCTCGTCCCATCTCTCGGATCAGGGATACTTGTGATCGCTGTAAGTCTAACTCAGCTTTATGGAGTTCTTCTAGTGTGTTAGTTGGAATCATTATCTTGTTCCTCATCTTCTAAATGTGATTGATCAATGTACTCTTGGTTGAAACCATAAGTCTCTATCTGAATCAATCGTTCTTTAACGGAACCTAAGCCCATAGCAACGTGGTAGAGATATTCTCTCTCCTTAGTGCAGTGTGCCTCCGTGTTCAGCCACTTCATAAATAAATCGGATAGTATGTCGCCATACGCTTCAGTGAAGAACTCATCTCGGTCTTTCTTTGAGAATGTAGCCTTAGCTAAAGCAGTCTTAGCATCCGAGAAAGGTCCCGGACGGTATGAACCATCTGATTGAAGTTGTGGTTTGACCTTCTTGTCAATGCCAGCTTTGTACTTCTTCATCTGTGTTAGTCTCTTGTTAATTAAAAGGTTGGGGTCTATTGTGAAGACTGAGACCCCATGCAGTCAGATACAGTATCACCCCCTTGTCCATCTACCCCATAGGGACTCCAGCAGGAGCCTCCGTAGGTGCAGTTGGTGCATCTGTTACACCAGCAGTAGTCGTCATGACGTTAGCCACGAGTGATTGTGCCTTGGCGTACAGTGTGTCAATGTTAGTTTTGGATGGCATAGGCTGCTGTTCTTTACCAGCATCTAAGGCTAACTTCGACCATTCCTGTTCAGACTTATCCAGTGCAACCATAAGTTGCTTAAGATTATCTTGAATGGCATTCTGGGCTTGTACGTTTGTGTAGTCAATGTTAGCTTGCTGTAAATCTATTGCTAACTTCTGTGTCAACTCTTCGAGCTTAGAGGCTTTCGCCTGAGCTTCCTGATCACGCTTCTGACCTTCTTCTGCCTTCTGCTTAAAGTCCTCTGTGTTGATATCAATAAGATAGTCAAGAGGGTCTAAGCCTAGGGCATCAAACGCTTGTACTGCAATAGTGGAAGCTGCAGTTGGAGCTACAACAGCACCTGCACCAGCGTCCCGAAGGGCTGGTAGGATTTGTTGGCCTATCATTTGTAACTTCTGTAACTTGGTCTGATTACTGGCATCACCAACATCTGCTTCTACAGTCATGTACTCGATTCCGGGTAGATCATCTATGGACACATCGAGATATCGTTGATTGCCTGTGTAGTTACCTACAGACCCACCACGCATTTCCTTACGCATTGTCTTGTAGATACCTTCAAGGAGTTCCCGTCCACCGGTTTCCATGAATCTACGAGCAATGAACTGGATGCGTAGCTGTGCAGCGGACTGCACTTGTGACACCTTAGCTTCTGAATTACCAGACACATATAAGGCATCATTAAGTCCCTGAGCTGCCTTAGACAGTCCAGTGGCTTGTTCTTTATGACCTTGCAAGAACTGTAGCAAGGGTACTGTACCTGTTGAGATCTGCTCAGGAGGTAGTGATGCAACTGCACTCATCGGGTTACCGTTGGATGCAATGATCTGTTTAGGCTTCATGTTCTGCAATGCAGAGAAGTCTACTACGTTGGGATCTGCGATCTTAGGTGCATAGTTTGTTAAGTAAGTATTCTCAACAAAGCCACGTAAGATAGCTGTAGACGCCAGTGTGGAAGGACGTACCATATCAGACATAGAAAGACCTTCAAGCTCGAAGGGGATTTCAAACGGTGTGAAGGTAGCTATCTGGATATGATCTGCATCGTCCTCTTCAAGGATAGTGTCACCAACTCGTACAATGTACTTGAGTTCAGCAATACCATCACCATCACGGTCAACGTATGTCCAGCAGCGTAAGACTACAGCTGTCTGGTTTGCTTCTAATTGGTTGTCATCACCAGAACCTAAGAGCAGTGTAGTACCTATGGCTCTCTTACGAGCTAAGGCGTCTGTGTTAGATGCTGTTGATATTGTATCTTCAACAGTTGCCCAGTCAACACCACCAGCAGTCTCAACCCAACGTTCTCTGATCTCTGACCGAGTGTACTCTTCTTCAAAGCCCATAAAGGATGCATCATGTGCACCAGTGGCTCCAGCGTTAACCCTAAGGCTCTCTGGGGGTACTGGTGAGAAGATAACCTTATTGGTTACTTTAGTACGCTTAAGACGTACATCAAGGTAGTTACCAGACTGTTCATCTAAGTATATGTCACCTGTTGTAGTGATCTCTGGATCTGCAAGTAGTACATCAAGGGCAGTACTATCAATAGTATCGTACTCTTCAAAGGAGATCTTCTCCTCCGCTACGTATGACCAAGTCACTGCTGACAGCTTCCACATCAAGGCTGACTTAAGCCATGTGTTTAATACAGACCATCCACGGTTCTTTGAGAACAAGCAGTGGTTGATTAACTCTGATGCTGCTGTAGCTTGATGGTAGGCCAATGGCGTACGGTCATATGCTTTAAACTTAGCTAGTTTGTTATTGTCAAACAGTAACTCTGAGAGTACTGCTGAGTAACCTTCAATAGCTTCAACTGTATCTGACGATACAATACGTGATACACCTTGGGGCTTTAAGTGGCCTTGTGGGATCATTGCGTATTCAAAGGTTGACTTCTGACGTTCATCAGATAGCTCTGAGGTATCTAGGAAACTAGAGCTGGACTGTGCCAACTTATAGTCAAGGAGTGTGGTTAACTCCTCATCGGATACTGCAACTTTGTATCCATCTTCATTATTACTTGACATCTATGATACCTCTTAGTATGCGCAGGAGTAACACCTCACGCTCTGTCTATCTGTTGGAATTAGGGGCAGTTTGCTATCTTTCTCATTCCCGAGATGTGAAGCATAACCGCCTAAAAGAAAACATCTTACATAGTGGAGGACTATGGGAAACTATTTGTGGCTTAGTTCGGTCAATGAACGAGCCAACTCTTAAAGTGGCGAAGGCCCCTCGGAAAAGAGAGGGACCCTCACGGACAAGCACAGGTGATCAAACCTGTGGCCTACAACTGTAGGACTTAATTCCCGGAGTTAATGGGAGACATCATAGCCATTGAGTGTTATCAGGAGTATACGCTTGGTTCCTGAAGGACACACGCGTAGTTGATAGACGATCCCCGTGAGTACGGAGAACCTCAAGGGCTATAGCTGTTGCTATTACGGTGTCATCATGACAGCCAGATATAGCATTGGTTTTACCACTGGCATCAGCCACGTAGTTCATACACTCTTGTATGATAACGGGGGACGCAAGGGAGATATCATCATTCTCTATAGCGTTCTTAAGATGCCCAATGATCATGGGCTTAGTAGCTTGGGTTGTCCTCCAACCTAGTCTTGTGCCCTCCTCATTGGACACATTAGCTACTTTTGTTTGATGGTATAAGTTCACGTAATCCATTTGTTTTAATCGGTTTAGTGTTGCTATACCTAAGGAATTAGATTCCACTGCAAGAAGGGAGTTGTTGTAGTAGCGACCTAAGTAGAACAAGAGATCACCATACTGAGTAGGGTCTAACTTGTTGTTACGGTACACTGCACATACTTCTCTTTCTGCATTCATAACTACTGCTGCTGAGTAGTCTTGTCCAACGCCCAAGGCACAGTCAGCTCCGATGATGAAGTTACTGTCGTACTTAGGGTACTTGTAGATCTCTAGGAAGCCCTCCCTGTGATCTTCAAACATACACGATTCTAAACTAAAGTGTTGTCTCTTCATGCATGGTAATGCAACCATGTCATCTAACTTACCTGTATCAAATACGTTAGAACCAGAGACTATGAATGCTTCATTAGCTGTTGATGGGTATTCCTGACGGAACTTATCCATACCCCCTTCGGCTATCTTAAGACGCCTCCAATACAGCTGTTCTAAGTCTAAACCATGAGCTTTCTGTAAACCTTCTTCTTCCTCTGTAACTGTATCTGCAAAGGTCTCAGGTTCTAATACAAACCTACGGTACTCTGGCATAAGAAACCAAGGTACAAAGATAGGGATGTATTCGTTCTCACCTGCTACAGCTCCTTTCCAGAGTCTGTGGAACTCGTTACCAACACCGTTGGCTGTTGACTCAAGGATTACTTCTGTTCCGGCAGCTTGGGATATACCTTGGAATAAGCCTGCGAGAATCTTTGCGTCATGAGTCCAGAAAGCAACTTCAGATAGATGAGCAATAGTCGGGGTGGTCCCCCTGCCTGCCTCGGGGGATCCTGCGGTGTAGAGCCGGTATCCTGAGTCATTGTGTTCAAATCCTATCTCTTTAGAGTTAGACTTCTTCAGTACTGGTTTGAACTCTGGCTTCATATTCTGAATGATGTTACGAGACATCGCAAACAGGGCATCTGAAGTGGCAGAGTCATGAGCCATTACTACGGATTTGTTGTATGGTGTTAAGTAGGACTTCCAGTATACCCTGCCACATGCGTAGGTCGAGAGACCCATCTGTCTGGCCTTTAGTATAATGGCACGTACCTTTCCGGTTTCCTTAAGTTGCTTCTCAATGGCGTCATCAACGATCTGTTGGGCCTTGTTGAACTCTAAAGGTATGAAACCTTTGGATGCATCTTTTGGTAATATTCTGATCTGCTCTTTAGCGAAGTCTTGGAAGGACCCCTCGTATCTTGTGAGGTCTTTACGCTTACGTGACTCTACTGCTAAGGCTAACTTCTGTCTATTCGTCAGAGACGAACTGGTATTAGATAATTTATTGGTTTCCAATGGGAGTCCTCCAAGACTACGTTCGGGTAACCCCCTACGGGGTTTGGGGCAATACAAAATAAATAAAGAAGTAGTTACCTCATAGTACTACTAAGGGACCTATAGTATCCCTAAGGACTCCCCTAGTATATAAGAGAGTAGTAGTTGAAGTAGATGTTGTAAGGGACTCCTTAAGAACCCTTAGTACCCTTGAGGGGGTCTATCTGACCAGTATATCCCTAGTTATAGGATATAGGTATAGTGATGTAGTTACTCAGAGACCCCCTCGTATCTCTTAAGGTAGTACCTTACCGTGTCTAGGATCCTCCTAAGGTATTGGGTACTCCCTAACTACTTCACTAGGTACTGATAGACTCCTTTGTATATGAGTAGATCTCTGATCTATAGTGTTCCTATAAGGTACTTAAAAGATTACTGAGAGATAACCCTCTGTAGCCTGATAGATACCCCATGTGTATAGGTGTATAGTGTTCCTATAAGGTACTTAAAAGATTCCTAGGGTTTTAAAAGGGTATCTAGGGGATAGACAAGTAAGTCCCTTGATATACAGGTACCTTAATATTCTTAGGGACCCCCCTCTTCTCCCTCAGGACTCTCACCAGTAGTCCCAAGGGCCCTACCCATCCCTAAGTATCCCTAAGGACTCCACTACTCATAGGTACTGAGGTATACCTGTGGATAACTATGGGTTACCTGTGGATAACACCTAGAACTACACATGGGTCAGTGTGACTGATGTAGTCCCAAGGGGTACCGGGGGATAACCTCAAGTACTCCTCTGATACTCCTCCAAGACTCCCCAAAGTACTCCTCGGGGACTAGGAGACATACTGTCTCTCACCAATACAACAGGTAATACCAATGTAGTTCATATGTAGTCCTCAGGGTATGTTATGTACTAATGTAGTCCTCAGGGAAATAGCCAACGTCAACTTACTACTCTTACTCATTGAATACATGTGGTCGCTAGCTCCCACTCTGGTACTTCAGGTCAGTACTGCTTACGACTCTTATGTATTGAATGATGAAGTCGCTTCGCTCCCAAGGTGGTATTGTATAAACAGTACTGCTAACAGCCCACGGGCTAACTATCTCCACCAAGTGGAAAGGATTTATGTATGTCAGACTTTAAAGTAGTTCGTAACGTTACCATCGTTAACACACGTATGGTAACACCAGTGACTCGTGACTTCGGTGACCAGTACAGCATTCTTGCATCAGGCGAAAGCTTGCAGGAAGTTGGTATCAAAGCGAACACTGATGGTTCCGGTTGGATCAACAGTAACGCTTCATACCCTAATGGAGACACCATCCCAAACATCCCTATGGTAGACCGTTCTAAACGTGCTATCACTTCGGAGTTAGGTGCGGGTTCACAGGTAGAGCTAGCCTTTCGTGTCGTTAAGACTGCAAAGGGCACCTACTATAACCTTGCTGCTGTTAAGGTTATGAAGTTCGTCAAGCCTTTCAGCATCTTGGATGTGTTTGATGAAGTTATGGACGAGTCTGATGTTCTAGACTCTTTCTAACATCGTACCACACGGAGGCTCCTAACGGAGTCTCCTGCCCTTTTTTGAGCACTGCTCAACAACTAATCCAAAAGGAATACACACATGATGCAAAGTGAAGAGAAACTAGACCATTTCATGGACTGTATGTACGATATCTTGCAACAACGTAAGGAGATCTTTGACAGTCAAGTTGACAAGCATGGGGACTGCGGTGGATTCGTAGACTTCAAGGATCACATTGATAACATGTCAATGAGTGAACTACTAATACTCTTAGCAGACTACCACTGCGACTAATATCCAAAAGGAATACTCAAATGAACTTAGATAACGACTACACAGTGAGAACAACAGCATCTGACTACAACTCGTACTCAAATGATGAAGTACGCAGCATAGTATCGTCAACAACAGGCACAACTGTATCTAATCGTGAAGTTAACGATAAGCAGATGGATGACCTGATGTCCTTAGTATTCGGTGATACACTGGATCAAGAGGACTCTTATGACTACTAAAGCATTCATAACCACTGTAGTGTTCGTAGCTATAGTGGCAATAGTCAACATAGCAGTATGGTGGTATGTAACCATAGGCTTTTACTCAACAATGATCCAAGGGGTATAACATGAAAGTTGATTCAACTAACCAGTATGCAGCAAACACAGTAATCTTCGAGAACTCCGATGACATCTACTTAAGACTTGTAGGTAATGGTGAAGGTTTACATCCAATCTGGTACATACTGGAGATGGGTTCATTTGCTTGGATTGAAGACTCTCATGAGTTGGATATAGCATGGGCACATCGTAATGATAGATAATGCCTATGTGAAACTAAACCACCCGAAGCTATTCCATCAAGCCTGTAACTCAGGTCATGTGAGGCTTCTCCAAGCATATGGTAACGTGTACAGCATATCCCAAGGGTTTCCTCTGGGTAGTAGCACAGTTACCATCAAATACCACTCAAGCCAAAAGGAACATCAAGATGAAAACACTACACTTAATCAGTGATGGTCGTATGTGTCACACCATACACCTTGGGGACTCCAACACGAAGCGTTATGATGCTGCTATCGAACACCTTAAATCAGAAGCATGTGGTACCAAGAATACCATCATCATATGTGATAAGAACAACATGCCATCTAACTACATAACCTTTGCAAGTTCTCCTCCTGAGTTACAGGAGAATGAACTCGATGGTTACATGTTCTTTGGTATAGCTATCACACTCTTAGTAGCTTATATGGTACTAAAGTAATATGCTCGTCTAAGGCCCGTAAGGGCCTCCACCTATACCAGTATCAGACCAACAAAGCGTAAACCTCTCAGGGGGCTCATATGGAGCTCTCAGTGGCATAACCAACAGGAATTATTATCATGAAAAGAACAGACATATTGAAAGCTCAATTAATGGGTTCACGAGGCAGGTTCTTCACTGCTAAATACAAGACTCAAGTAGGTGTGATGATGAAGCTTAACTTCAAGGTATCTGAGGTACTTAAAGTGACAGCAACACAGATCAAAGCCAGTGTGCATATTCCAAGTATTGGGACAACACAGGTGATGGTATTCAACCTAGGTAAGTCAGGTGACCTTGAGTATTTAGCAGCAGACCGTACTCGTATCTCGATGTCAGGTAAGGGCTTGTTATAACCAAACCAAAGGGCTATAGACTTAATTCTTTTAAGCACCTATAGCCCCTCTAAGAATCCAAACCAATAGGAATAAACATAATGCAACTTGCAACTTATGGTAACGCAGCACAAGTAATGGGCGTACAACACACTCAATCCTTTCAGATGCAGATGAACGCTAAGATGTTCTCCATTCTGACCGATAAACTATACCAGAATAAAGAAGGAGCAGTAATCCGTGAACTATCAGCTAACGCAAGAGATGCTCATGTATCTGCAGGACGTCCTGAAGTACCCTTTGAACTGACCTTACCAACATGGATAAGCTCTGAGTTCAAGATCAGAGACTTTGGTACTGGCATAGATCCTGATGACTTCTATGACATCTACACTAACCTTGGACACTCCACTAAAGACCATGAGGACACCTCTATTGGTGCTTATGGCCTTGGATCTAAGACTCCATTCGCTATCACTGACCAGTACACCATTAGGAACTACTGGAAGGGCACTATGTACGTGTACACTGCGTTTAAAGACACAGGTATGCCAACAGTATCTCTTATGGGTTCAGAGCCTACAATGGAATCTGATGGACTTGAGATCTCCGTGGATATTGGTTCACTAGGTAGTGTTAGTGGGTTTCAACGTCAGTGTGGCCAACAACTAGCTTACTTCACTGTTAAACCAATCATAGTTAATGACCCTGACTTCCAATGGCCTGATATCCCGGAGTTATCCACAGGTTATAACGTTAAGTCAGGTCACTATGGCTCAGACATAACAGTTGTAATGGGTGGCATACCTTACACTGCAAGTGTTCGTGGTCTTCCAGAGGAACTACAGCACTCTCTCAGACGTATTGAGTTAGTCTTAGTAGCCGAGTTAGGCCAAGTTGACATCCCACCATCACGGGAGTCATTGGAGTTCACACCTAAGACCATTAAGTTCCTTGAAGATAAGCTTGTCGAGATCAGTGAGGACTATGTGATAGACTATTCTTATCAGATTGAGACTGCAAAGAATCAGGTGGAGTTACGTGGGTTACTTATGAGTCGTGTTGAGGAATGGATAAGCTCTAAGGAGTTCGCTATTACTCACTTTAAGTTCCAAGGTACAGAGATGTTAGGTCGAGACCTTTCAGATCTTATTGACCAAGACCTGAAGGATATGACCTGTAAGGAGCACAGCAGGCACTACAAGACACTCAGAACCCAATACAATGGTGTAAGTGTCGGTACAATCCTGAGGATCCTGAGAGGCTACCGTGGTGCAGAGGATGTAGGTGTTGTTTACCTTAATGATCTGTCACCAAGAGCAAACAAGACTATCCTTGAGCATAAGGGTTTACTTAAAGCGTCATCACCTGTTATCTTCCCTTCTGAACAGAAGTCTAAGTTATTTGCAGCAGCAGCAACACTTGTTGAACTGAAGCTGACCGACTTAGGTTTCAAGCCAGTAAGGTTGTCAACATTGATGTCTATGCCTGTTATCGTTAAAAGACCTAAGTCTAAGTCTTATTATAAAACTGAACAGATCTTTCGTATTGATATGCATGGTAAGGTCGATAAGACAACACTGACTGAGATACCTGAGGAGGGCTACTATGTACCTATGTCTAACTGGGCAGTAGATACAAGTCCATCTTTACTCTACTTCATCCGTTCTGATATGAATAAGAAGGTCTATGCTTTAAGGTCACATGCACAAGCAGCTGTAGCTAACTCAAGTGAGTGGATTAACATAACTACTCTTGATGCTGAGGTGCTTAAGCTAATGACTAAGAGGGTTAAAGACTTCTCTGATGCGCAAGCTAAGCTGAATCAACTATCACTTGCTGTGAATAACAGTGTATTCTTTGAAAAGGCATTAGAAGAGAGGTCCGAAGGAACTAAGTCAACGGCTAAAGTGATGAAACTTATCGCTGGATGTCGTGAAGCTCAGGAGTCATACGATGTGACATATCTCAGGCAGTACCATGAGATCCTTAAGGATGACCTTGGTATCCTTAACATGGAATCTAAGGCCACTGCCCCTGTAAACTTAATGAAGCTAGCAGTACATGCAAAGGAGAACTATGCTGAAGCGCTTGCAAGCAGTCATAATTATAATCGTTGGAACACCTCTAGTCCGGGCTTTCAACAAACACTAAACTTAATCATAGGTAATTTCAAATGAATATAATCACAGACCACTCAGTAACTCTCTTTGACAACTTACGTCCATTGACTGTGACGGACTCTCACCCAATGTTTGATGAGATCAGAGAGCTAGTCTTAGAGGGCTGTTATGATGAGGCATTAGACCTCATTGACAACCGCAGAGCTGCCAAACGAGCTATCAGAGACACTTCCTTTGAACTCGTAGGTGACTCTCTGTATCTCGATGACTATCGTATTCCAGATAACATGGCTGTACGTGTATTTGGCCTTATGGCTGAGTACTGCTCTGTCAAGCCACTTGAGAAGTTCTTCCGTAACCTGTTGGATAACCCATCCTATCGTGCGGTACAAGAGCTCTTCGGGTTCCTTGAGCTATCTAAGTTACCTATCACTGATGATGGCTACTTTGTTGCATACAAGGCAGTCAACTCAAAGTTCCGTGATTGCTTCACAGATACTATGGATAACAGTGTAGGTGCACAGCCTACTATGCCACGTAACTTAGTGGATGAAGATAAGAACCGTACGTGCTCCACTGGATTACACTTCGCTGGCTATGAGTATGCCAGTAACTTTGTACCTCAAGGGGGTCATCTAATGGCTGTACGTATTAACCCAAAAGACGTAGTTGCAATTCCATCAGACTACAATAATCAGAAAGGTCGTGCATCGACTTACATGATCGTTGAGGAGATTGAGAACCAAGCTGACGTACTAACAGACACGCCTCTGTATAAAGGCGACTTTGAATCACAAGCATCACTATCACTATAATCTAAAAGGATATACACACATGAGCAACACAAACTTAGGCACATCTATCTTACGCAACGTTACTTTGAACTACTTGAAGGTAGATCCAGCTAAGCCTGTATCACCTTTTGGAACCCTTCAATGGGAATGTCAGATCGAAGTATCAGCAGACCGAGCTGATGAGATCTCAGAGATGGGTAAGCTACGTACACTAGACAACGGCAACGTAGCTGTCAACATCAAGCGTAAGGCATTGAAGCACGATGGTACCGCTAACTTCCCAGTATCCTTGGTGGATGCTAAGAAGAAGGTTATCGAAGTCTTCAACAATATCGGCAATGGCTCAACAGGTAACGTTAAAGTTTACCGTAATGAGTACGATGTAGCTGGTCGTCAGGGTATCTCAACAAGTTTATCTGCAATCCAGATCACTAACTTGATTGAATACACCGGATCAGTTGACTTCGACATTGAAGGTGATGATGATGTAGCAACACATGACGACTTCTAAGTGAAGATTGGGGATCCGCAGGGGGTCCCCTTATTCTTTTCAAGTCAAGTGACAACGTGATGTACATATAAGAACCTAAAGGGACCAGTGAGATACTCTCACATGGTATTTATACTACCAGCGCTGATGATTATATCCTTCCTTTTGAATATAATGGACAGACGGTAACAAATAGAAGTACAGTATTATGATTAAACTCTCTAAAACAAGCAAGATGCCAAAGAAATGCAAGTCATGGTCAACTGAAGCCATTGTAACTTGTCCGGGAAGTATCAAAAGTAAGTTAAACGGTGTAGTTGAACTGGTGGATGCCTGTAAGGGCTGCTATGCAACGACTGGGATGTACCATATGCCTAATGTTAAGGCTCCAAGGGTACATAATAAGCAGGATTGGAAGCGTAAGGGATGGGAAGACGACATGGTCTCGGCTCTTAGGGACGATGAACTGTTCAGATGGTTCGATTCAGGTGATTGTTATGACCTTAGATTAGCTAAGAAGATCAAGCAAGTCATCATGAGAACACCTCTGACTAAGCATTGGTTCCCAACAAGGCAGCATAAGTTCCCTAAGTTCACCAAAGTATTAACTGAGATAGCTGAACTGACTAACGCAGTTGTAAGACTATCCTCAGACTCGGTAACTGGTGGGATAATAGAAGGACCCAATACGTCTACTATATACAGCGATGGGTTACCAAAAGGATCTACAATGTGTGGTGCATACACTCGTGATGGTAAATGCGGGGATTGCAGGGCATGTTGGGATAAAAACGTCAAGGTCATAGCTTACCCGGCACATGGGAAGAAGATGGCTAAAGTAATTAAAATGATTGAGGTAGTATGATGGAAAACACAATGAACAATAAGCGTAAAACATGGTCTTTGAAGGATAGCAACTATGCTTGGAGATCTACACTTACAGGTGTTTCAAATGAAGAGATTGCACGAGACATTGGACGTACTCCAGCGGCTGTGAGTGTGCACCTAAGTAACCGTAGAATGGCTTCTATCAACGAAGCTAAAGTCACTGTGAAGACTAAACCTCAACTTCAATTAGCAGTAGAGACTAAGCCAACTGTGACAGCTAAATCCGAGACTAAAGTTAAGGTAAAGGCAGCGCCTAAGGTAGTCCCTAAGGTCGAGGCTAAGTCTTTACCAGCTATGGAATCAGTTATGATACTTGGAAGCATCTTTGTATGCTCATGGCTTGTACTATTGACTATTAAGGTATTCCTATGAAAACCCTATTAGCAACCTCCCTAGTGCTCTGGTTGATTCTCTCATGGATTACACACGTAATCACATGCTTTGTTGCTGGTACTTGGGGTTTCCTCATCGCAGGAGCTATTGTAGCACCTATCGCTGTGGCCCACGGGACTTGGTTGTGGTTTCAGTAGAGCCTTGACCTCTAGGTTACTCTCTAGATCTTTTAAGTACCTTATAGAACCTTAATAACTAGGAGTAACCTATACATGAAAGAACACGTTAAGTACGTGGAAGGAATTGTGAAGCCTGAAAACCTTACAAAGAAACCAAAGATTGCCATAACAGAGTCATCCCTTGCAAACCTTAAACCTAAGTGGGATAAGGAACATATGCAGATGATGGGAGCTAAGAGTGTTATCAAGCGCAAGGCTAACAGAGAAGCTCGTGAGAAGATGAAGGAAACGGTTGAGATCCTCAAGTACCTATCAGATGGTGTGCTTACAGATATGCCTACGGGGCTTACTGTGATGCAGATTATGATGCTACGTGCTATTCAAGATGGTGACCCTGCAGAAGCCTCAAAGCTTGCAGCTACTATTGCTGAGTACCAACAGCCTAAGCTTCAACGTACAGAGAATATCAACACCAACATTAACTTAGAAGACTTGACCGATGAAGAGTTAGCACAACAGCTAGCAATCATCAACACTCCAGTCTTAAGTACAATTAAGGATATTGAAGGTGAGGTAGTAATAGATGACAAGTTATAATGACATAACAGGTGATGCTCTTGTATCAAAGAGTAACACTGAGAAGTACCGCAGTGAGTACGATAGGATCTTTGGGTCTAAGACTAAATGCACTGAGTGCGACAGGGGTGCAGACGTAATTAAACCTGTCATATGCAAGGAATGTAGGGGTGAAGGGTAATATCTTAGAGTTCCTTAAGGGCTTCACCTTAGTATTAGCACTAGCACTACCAGCCATTCTGGCAATAGTAACTACTTTAAGGATTTACAATGAATACTAAAATGATATCCGTAGACGAAGCATACTTCAAGGCTATCCAACGGGATAGTGAGTTCCTTGAGATCCTTGAGACCTGTGGTGTAAACCACCATACTGGATGGGATCAGGCTGTGGAGATCCATGATGCGTACCTAGCTGAATCAGAGTTAGATGGCGAGGAGTATGGTGTATGAAGGTAACTAGAATTGAAGGAGTTCTTCTCATGAACGACACAACGGTAGAAATAGAGCAGAGCGTGTTGAAGAAACTACGTAATGACAGTGCATTCTTGGGGTGCTTAAACGCGTGTGGTGTGGATAATTGGTGTGGTTATGACGACGCTTTAGAAATGTTGGAAGAGGAAGAAACATGAGCAACCTAAGCACTACAATAATTAGAGCAGACGTTAAGCTTCTTACAGTTCCCGTAGTCCTACAAGCAGCTATCCTTGGAGTCTTAGTGCTCTATGGGGTAGCGTTCTTAAGCATGGACTCAGTACACAGCGCAGCACACGACACTAGGCATTCTTTTGCCTTTCCTTGTCACTAACCAGTAGGGAGTATGTATGAAAGCATGTCTTGTAACACAACCTGCTGGGTTTATACCTGTAACTATCCAATTCACTATTGAATCTGAAGAGGAATTACAGGCCTTAGTAATAGCGTCAGATTCGTTAATTTCAAGAGAGATTGAAGGCCCTTACAGCACAGCACTAAAAAACCACTGGATAAGTACCTTTGAAACCATTGGTACTGCCCTCCATACATTACCTAACTCACGTACAGAACGGACACCATTATAATGAAACCAGTAACTCTAATCAGCACTGTATCAGTAGGCTTTATTGCCTTAGTAATCGCCCTTAACTCTTGGACCATCGTTGGTGTAGGTAAGGAAAAGGTAGGCTCAACCTTCGGTAAGGTACATGAGTCTGCATTAACTTCAGGCTTCTATGTCGTCAATCCCTTGGCTGACTTTGAACGCTATGACTTACAAGAAGTAACCTACACATGGGACAACATGGGCATCCCTGCTCAAGACAACCTAAAGACTTCTATGGACGTAGCTATCACTGGTCACTTCATTGGTGGTATGACTGCTGATGTCCGCAGCAACATTGGCTCTAGTGATGGCTTTATGTCCTCACAAGTTAACCGCCGTGTACCTGCAATGATTGTTGAAGTAGGTAAGGAACTCGCTAAGAACTCTCAAGACTTCTATGGTGAAACTACCCTTGCCCGTATGGAGACTGAGATTGTCTTCCGTTTGAACCAAGAGCTACAAGTCCGTGGTTACACTGTAACTACTGTGAAGTTCTCGGACATTAATCTACCTGATGTAGTTACCGCTGCCATTGTTAAGACTAAGCAACGTCAACAGGAAGTGAATGAGCAATCCGCTAAGTTACAAATCGCTGACTTGTTAGCCCAAGAGAAGACTGCACAAGCCCAAGCGGCTGCTAAGTCTGCTACTCACAACGCCCAAGCTGTACGTGAAGCTGCTGATGCTGAGTTGTATCGGATTCAGAAAGTAGCTGAAGGCAACAAAGCCTTGGCTAAGTCTGTGACCGCTAACCTTATCGCTCTTAAAGAAGCCGAAGCTAACCTGCTATGGGATGGGCGTATGCCTACGACTGTATTAGGGGATAGCACTGGGATTCTAATGAGCATGGGTAAGTGACCTTCATCATTCACTTTGAAGAAATCATGAGCGGCTTCGGCTGCTCTTTCAATACAGCTATTCAGCTATACCAACGTGGTACAGGCTGGGAGGATTAATAGAATGACCAAAGCAATAAGTGAAGCCACTGGTTGGGACAATTTGTTTGGTGAAAAGAAATTGAAAGACCGTGTGAAGTTAGGTGTCAGTCCTTCGGCTGATGTTCAAAACATAGACTGCCGTACTGGCGAAATGATTACAAGAGAGAATGATTATGCCTGAAGTGATGACCACCATGGACCGTGAATACCTTTTACTTATGGAAAGAGATAGCCACTTCCTTGAATGCCTTAATGACTGTGGTGTCGATGCATGGGAAGGCTACAGCGAAGCAAGTTTAATGTACGAAGAGGAGTGTGCCCAGCGAAGCAAGCTTATGTACAAAGAGGAGTGTGACGAATGAAAGCAGAATACATAAGCCACATGGGTGATGATCTAACAGTAGTGAATGCTGCTAGGGTATCCTTTGATAAAGCTTCTGAGCTTGTGGACGCTTATAGAGCTAAGTCAGAGAGCGGTGTAGGTAGTCCAGTGGCAGTAGGGCAGACTGTGTCTAATGCAGACACTAAGCTAATCAAGTATCTAGCTACTCACGGCCACTGGACTCCATTCAGTCACCCTCAGATAACCATGCGCTACACAGTGCCTATCTTCATCGCTCGTCAAGAGTTCAAGCACATCGTAGGCTTCACTCGTAATGAGATTAGTCGTAGGTATGTTGACGATACCCCTGAGTTCTATGTGCCAGAGGTATGGCGTAGTAGGCCAGAGGGAAGCGTTAAGCAGGGCAGTGGTGTCCCCTGTGACAACCAAAGCTCGGCAGCTTTTTATGCAAGAGAGGCTACAAAAACAGCTTTACTAGCTTATAAGTATCTCCTTGAGGATGACAATGTAGCACCAGAGCAAGCACGTATGGTCTTACCACAGTCCATGTACACCAGCTACTACATCACTGGCTCACTGGCAGCCTACGCTCGGATGGTTAAGCAACGCTCAGACCCCCATGCTCAAGTAGAGATACAAGAGTTAGCCGCAATGGTTGATGAGGTGATTAGACCTTTATTCCCCGTAAGTTGGGAAGCTTTGGTAGACTAAAGTGCACCTTAATGTGTACATTGTACATAATGAGGCGCATAAAACTGTAAGGAGTAACATATGCCAGCAACATTGGTAGCAGCAATATTCATAGTACTGAGTGGTATAATACTAATGATGCACTACTGGCTTATGCCTACTGTGTATGCAGTTGGTATTGTTATCTCTCTGGTATCTATGGTAAGAATATTAACTTATATGAAAGGTGACGTATGAATACTGAAAGGAGTTATGGCATGACCCCTCGGGGTTCCCCAATGCCTCAGACAATTGAAGAGTGGAAACACTTGGTTGACCTTGATGAAAAGGTAATGCTACGGGACAAGGAAACTATCTCTAAGCTTAAGATGAAGATCAACCGACTAGAGCAGAAGCTTGAATCACATAACAGAAGAGTCACAGGGGTTCCAGTATGAGTGAAGCAATAGAGAAGTTCTTTAATACAATGGTCATTGAGTTTGACAGTCCCATGCTTGAGGGGCATATAGACTCATACCAAGAGGAGTGGCCATGGTTGATGAGATCGTAGCACCATTGTATCCTGTAAGCTGGGAGGCTCTCACAAATGAAGGCTGAGGATGTTAAATCACTTTGCATAAACGTATGTGAACTAGATGATAATAATGTCTGCATTGGTTGCAACAGAAGTATAGAAGAAATAATAGCTAATTGCAGTTCGGAGAAGTAAAATGAGCATTGTAATTTCACTATATGACTACACAGGTGTTGCAGCTATGCCTTGGGCTAAAGCAGGTCACACTTGCTACTGCTATGACATTCAACATGAAAGAACCAGAATCAGGTTATTTGAGGGTGGTGGTACAATCACCTACCTAAAGGCAGACTTACACAGCTTCAAGACACTTGTTCACTTATCAGAATCATTTAAAGATAAGGACGTAGTGTTTGGCATGGGGTTCCCCGTATGTACCGACCTAGCTGTATCAGGTGCTGCATGGTTTAAGTCTAAGGCTGAGAAGGATCCCTTCTTCCAGAAGACTGCAACAAGACATGCCAAGTGGTGTTCACGACTGTTCACTTCTCTGGGTATCCCTTTCTACATAGAGAACCCTGTGTCTCGTCTGGCAACCCTATGGCGTAAGCCTAACCACATGTTCCACCCATATGAATACGGTGGTTACATCAAAGAAGGTGAAGAGTTACATCCTTTGTACCCCGACTACATAGCACCCAGTGATGCCTACTCTAAGAAGACTTGTCTTTGGACTGGTAACGGCTTCAAGATGCCTGTAAAGGATCCTGTGGACTGTGAGAACTATGGTTCAAGTACACAACACGCCAAGCTAGGTGGTAAATCATTAAAGACTAAGAACATACGCTCAGCAACCCCACGAGGTTTCGCAGAAGCTGTGTATCAAGCTAACAGGAGAAGTACTGATGGGTAAACTAGAACCAACATGGAAAGGCCTCGACTCTGCATACGATGTTGAAGCAAAGACTAGCGTGTTTGACGGCTATGACCCTGAGAAGTTTAAACCAACGGGTAATAAGAGTAGTCGTACTACCACTACAGAGTCTGCGATAAACTCTCAGGTAGATGGAAATCACTACAAGAATCAAGGTGTACAGCCACTAGAAGCTACATTCCTTAACTTTGGATATAATGGCCTACGTGCAGCTATTTACACTAAGGTAGGTAAGTACCTAACTCGTGAGAAGGGTACACATCGTAAAGATATAACAAAGGCAATCCACGTACTACAAATACAACTAGAATACTTAGACAGAGGTGAATAATGATTAAGATGTTAACAGGCAGTAGCTGCTCCGCATGTAATATGTTAAAAGCAAGGCTAGACGCTGAGGGCTTAGAGTACGAGCCACTAGACATTGAAGAAGATGAGGGTATGGATCTCGCCAAGTCTTTGGGTGTACGACACATCCCAGTACTTGTTAAATTAGTTGATGATAAGGTTGTTGGCACACTAACAGGTGCCTCCTACCCCACCGATAAATACAAGGAGTTCTTTAATTGATAGGATTAATAACAGATGTTATCTGGTTAGCCTCAGCTCTGGCAGTACTAACCTCAGTAGTGCTGTTCATGTTAAACCCGTTATATGCCTTCTGGATTGAATCTAAGTACCACATAGATCTGGAAAGTGACCTATACCAAGCCGTATCTGAAGCTGTCGAGAAAGCAGCAGATGATGGATTACAAATAAGCATACAACTACTAGTCGGAGAACCAACAGTTGAAGAAGCCTCAAAAGAAGAAGAAAGTACCAAGTAACTCGTTGGGCCTACAGGCCTTGTCGCAGAATCAGTCACACTACATAAACTCAATAGATGACAACGTAGTGTCAGTAGGTACAGGCTTTGCAGGTTCGGGTAAGACTTATATCGCGTCTACATGTGCTGCTCAATTTATGATTGACAACAGAGACAGCCGTATCGTCTTATGCCGACCTAACGTATCCGACTCCAAGTCCATAGGGTTCCTTCCGGGTGAGGAGTTAGATAAGATGGCACCTTGGATCACCCCTTACACAGACATACTACGCAAGCACCTTAACGGTAACTTCGAGAAGGCACTGCAGGCTGGTAACATTCAAGTAGTACCATTTGAGTACATGCAAGGTAGAACCTTTGACAACTCATTCGTGATACTAGATGAAGCACAACACACCACACCTAAAGAGATTGAGATGTTTCTCAAGCGAATAGGTAAGGACTCTAAGGTTGTTATCTGTGGCGACATACCACAGGCACGACTGGGTTCTAAGTCTGGTCTTAAACTTATCATTGATATGCACAAAGACACAGCACTGCCAGAAGTATCCGAGAACATTGGTGTCACTGACTTTAATAACCCAGATGACATTGTACGTTCTATCTTCTGCAGAGAGATAACCAAAGCCTTTGACAGGCACTACTCAATGGGCGGGTAACCTAATGGTATTTGACACAAAGACATGGCTTAAGGCTATAGTAATTAAGTACGAAGGAGGACAACCATACCTACTGCAGTATGTACTTGACAATGAAGAACTAGATAACTTAACAAAGCTTATAGATGCACTGTCCGAACTAAGGATAGACGAGGCTATAGCAGACTACAAATATAAGGGGAATGACAATCAGTGAACAAGTCAAATGAAATTCTATCAGACATAACCATCTTCTCAAAGTACGCCAAGTACATCCCAAAGGAATCCCGAAGGGAGTCATGGCATGAGCTGGTTTCACGAAACAAAGAGATGCACCAACGGAAGTACCCTCAGCTCTTTGATGAGATTGAAGGTGCTTATTCCTTCGTATACGACAAGAAGTCGCTTCCTTCGATGCGTTCGCTACAGTTTGGCGGCACTCCTATTGAGCTTGCCCCTAATCGTATTTACAACTGCGCTTATCTACCTATTGAAGACGTAGAATCCTTCTCGGAGACTATGTTCCTACTACTTGGTGGTACAGGTGTAGGCTACTCAGTGCAACGTCATCACATACGTAAGCTACCTGAGGTCGTAGGGCCTAAGAAGCGTACACGTAGGTTCCTTGTATCAGACAACATTGAGGGCTGGGCAGACGCTATTAAGGTGCTTGTTGAGGCTTACTTCAAAGGTGCTATGGATGTTGACCTTGATTATCGTGATGTACGCCCAAAGGGTGCACGTTTAATCACCACAGGTGGTAAAGCACCGGGTCCACAGCCACTTAAAGACTGTATTCACCACATCCGAGGTGTCCTAGACACTGCAATTGGACGTCAACTGACCTCATTAGAGGTTCATGACATCATGTGTTACATCGCTGATGCTGTGTTAACAGGTGGAATCCGAAGAGCAGCTATGATTTCATTGTTCTCTATGGATGATGATGATATGTTAGGCTGTAAAGCTGGTGAATGGTACATCGCTAACCCTCAACGAGGACGTTCTAACAACTCAGCAGTCATGTTGCGTCATAAGATCACCTCAGGTGAGTTCCAGAAGCTATGGAAACGTGTAGAACTGTCAGGTTCAGGTGAACCCGGAGTATACTTCACTAACGATAAGGACTGGGGGACCAATCCATGTTGCGAAATCGCCTTACGCCCCTATCAATTCTGCAATTTATGTGAGCTGAATGTATCAGATATCACATCTCAATCAGATCTTAACGAAAGAGCCCGAGCAGCAGCCCTAATCGGCACTCTTCAGGCTGGTTACACAGACTTCCACTACTTACGGGACATCTGGCGTGAGACTACTGAGAAGGATGCACTGATTGGTGTTGGCATGACAGGCATTGGCTCTGGTGTCATATTAAACTATGACTTAAAAGAGGCAGCAGATGAAGTTGTTAAAGAAAACAAAAGGGTTTCTAAGCTTATGGGTATCAACCCTGCTGCTCGCTGTACTACTGTTAAGCCTAGCGGCACTAGCAGTTGTGTACTTGGTAGTTCTTCCGGTATCCATGCTTGGCATAATGATTACTACATTCGCAGACAGCGTATTGGTAAGAATGAAGCGCTTTATCAGTACTTCTTGGAGAACCATCCAGAACTTGTGGAAGACGAATACTTCAACCCCCAATCGCAAGCAGTAATTGAGATTCCACAGAAGGCCCCAGAAGGATCCATTCTGCGTACTGAAAGCCCCATCGAGTTACTTGACAGGGTACGTAGGTTTAACACTGAATGGGTAGCACAGGGTCACATAGAGGGTCAGAATGCACACAATGTATCCTGTACCATATCTGTACGTGATGACGAGTGGGAACTGGTAGGTGAGTGGATGTGGAAGAACCGTAACACCTTCAACGGTATTGCAGTACTACCTTATAACGGTGGCACATATATCCAAGCACCATTTGAAGATATAACAGAAGAACGTTACAACATGATGGAGAGTTCACTAACATCAATCGACCTAGGTAATATCATTGAGTCTGCAGACGAGACTGATTTGAGTGCTGAAGTTGCATGTGGTGGTGGTGGCTGTGAAGTACCTTAAATAATCGACCTGAGTAGGTCACTGTAAACTGCTTAATAGTCTTTGGAGGACTACAGTATGATTGAAACAGAAAGATACAAAGCCTACATGGTTTCATGTGAAAAGCGGATTGAAGCCCTAAAAGCTATGGATGTGGCTAAGAAAGCTGAAGCTGAAGCTGCAAGTGTACAGCAGGCTGCATACTGGGACTACATGACTGAGGGTGAGTCTGATGACTAAACTAATATGGGATTTAGAGACCAACGGTCTTATACCAGAAGTTGACACGATATGGTGTCTTGTGATGCAGGACATTGAGACTGAGGAGATCTTTTCTTACTCTGATTGGGATGATGCACTTCCCTCTCTGGCTGAAGGGCTCCAGAAGCTCCTAGAAGCTGATCTGATAGCCGGTCACAACATAATTGGATATGACCTACCAGTTCTTAAAAGGCTGCTAGGATGGGAACCCAGAGAGTCTCAGAAGATCTGGGATACTCTTATCATGTCACAGTTATGTATGTTCCAACGCTCACACAGGCATGGTCTTGCAGGTTGGGGTGAGTTCTTCAAGTATCCGAAAGGAGACTATAACGATTGGACTAACTACAATCAGGAGATGCTGACATATTGTATACAGGACGTTACATTGAATACTCTGGTATACAACAGACTTTCCAGAGAGGCATCCATTCAGATCAAAGCACGACCTATGTTTAAGCAGGCTTTAATACTTGAGCATGACTTTGCACAGGTTAACGCAGAAATCACAGCCAAGGGTTGGTTGTTCAACATGAAGAAAGCTGAGCTACTTAAGCGTGACCTTACATGGAAGCTACATGCCATTGAAGATGAACTTGAACCTAGTCTGGGATCTGTATGTGTCCTGAAGGGTACCAAAGAAGTCGATAAGATTGTCAAGAAGAATGGTGACTACTATAAAGCCATCACTGATTGGTATGACTTGGAGCCTGCCACTAAGGCTTCTAATGGCTTCATCTCTGGACCCTTCTCTCGCATTGAGTTCTCTGAGGTACGCTTGGGTCAGCTTATACTTGTAAAGAAGTATCTGTCTGACATTGGATGGAAGCCTGATGACTGGACGTTCAAGAAGGTAGCAGGTAAGTGGATCAAGATGTCACCAAAGCTCACAGACAGCTCCTTAGAGCCTCTGGGTATCGTTGGTTCTATGATCAGTGACTACTACATGCTACGTCAACGTCTGTCTATGGTTGATAACTGGATTGAGATGGTCACACGTTGGGGTGACGGCAGGCTGCATGGGGATATGTTCACTATAGGTACACCTTCATTCCGATGCAGGCACCGAGGTATAGTTAACATCCCCGGAGTTCATGCGCAGTACGGTAAGGAACTAAGATCCTTGCTTACATGTGAACGTGGACACAGGCTTGTAGGTGCTGACTCAGCTGGTAACCAGTTCCGAGGACTTGCACACTACATGTGTGACGATGAGTTCACAGCATCTGTTGTTGTTGGTCAAGAATCTGATGGTACTGATGCACACTCACGTAACGCTGCTATCCTTGGGGTATCCAGATCAGTGGCTAAGTCATTCATATATGCCTATCTCTTTGGAGCAGGTATGTCTAAGCTTGGCGAGGTAGTAACAGGACTGAAGTCACCTAAGGCTGGTAAGATAGCAGATGCTAAGTTCAAAGCAGCATTCCCAAAGCTTAAGGAACTGAAGGATCAACTTCTATCCGAGTACAACACTAACAAGATGAAGACAGGCATTGGTTTCATAATTGGAGCTGATGGAAGACGAGTAATTGTAGGTTCAGAACATCAGCTACTAAACTACTTACTTCAAACACTGGAAGGGATTACATGCAAGACTGCACTTGTATTCCAGTATAAGAAGATTAAGGAATTAGGTATCAAAGGTACGTATCCGATCTTGTTCTATCATGACGAGACTGCTTGGGTTACACCTACTAAACATGCTGAAGCCATATTAGATATCTCTGTAGCTGGATTCCGTGAGGGTCCAAAGTCTGTAGGGGTTACCTGTATGGATGGAGATGGGAAGATCGGTATTAATTATGCAGAGATCCACTAAGGCAGCTAAACGTAGGCAGAGGTTACTGGAGATGAATGCTGACCCAGTAGCCTTAGCAAGGGAGCGTGAGCGGCAACGTAGGTGGAAACGTAACAACTCTGGCTATGTCAATCATAACTGCAACATGAGGTACACAAAGAAGAAACAGAGGATGCCTGCATGGGCTGACTCTGATGCTATCCGAAAGATATACGAGGACTGTGCTGCTCTTAATGAGGAGAATGGCCCTCGGTCATATCATGTAGACCATATAATCCCCTTACAGGGTAAAACTGTATCGGGGTTACATGTAGAGAATAACTTACAGATCCTAAAAGCATCTGATAATCTGGCAAAGAGTAACAATTATGTTCAAGAATAAAGATAGGTTTTGCAAAGGTTGTGATATTCTTCTGGTAATAGGTGGTAATTGGACTGCGTCTAGAGTACGTAAATCCACCCACACATGTAGATCATGTTCTAAAGTGTATGATAAGAAGAGAGCACTAGCTCTTAAGGGTAAACCACTAATCCTTGAAGACACTATAGGTAAGGGCTGTTACACATGTAATACAACCCTAGTGTTATATGATAACTGGACTGAGTATGACGCTATAGGTGGTGTAAAGTCTTGTATGAAGTGTAAGAGTGATTATCTTAAAAAACGGGCAAGTGTCATTGAAAATAGAGTTAGAGCTAATGAAATAAGTGCTAGGGCTAGGTTCAGGGATAAAAGAGTGACACCTAAGTGGGCTGACTTGGACGCAATACGAGTATTCTACCATGAAGCTGCAGTTCTAAATGATAAACATGGGCGAGGTGCCTACCACGTAGATCATATAATACCAATTAACGGTAATAGTGTGACTGGGTTACATGTGGGTAATAACTTACAGATCCTAAAGGCATCTGACAATCTAGCAAAGAGTAACAACTATGTTCAACAATAACGATGCAGTCTTTGAGATGTTCAATAAGAGCTGTATGGAAGAAGAGATGGAGTTTGATAAGTGTTTCATTGACGCTGACTCAATCATCTTTCGTATTGCAGTGACAACAGACTCAGTCACACAAGCTAAGTCATACTTTGATAAGGCACTTGATGCTATCATGCGTGACACAGGTAGTATCAAAGGTTACGTAGCTGTCAAAGGTAAAGGTAACTTCAGGTACGGTATCTCTGAGGACTACAAGGGTAACCGTAGTAAGACACCTATGGATCCTAAGGTAGTTGAAAGACGAGAGGCAGTTACAGAGTACGCTTGGGAGACTGGATGTTTTAAGTCTGACAACTGTGAAGCAGATGACATTGTATCTATATGGGCACAAGAAGCTTATGAAGCTGGTGAACACTATGTCATAGCACACATTGATAAAGACATTGATATGGTTCCGGGTTGGCACTATAACTTCAACAAGAAGACTCAGTACTTCATTGATGGTGACGAAGGTCACTACAAGATGTGTATCCAGATGCTGACAGGTGACAGTACAGATAACATTCATGGACTTAAAGGTATCGGCCCTAAGAAGGCTGAGAAGTTATTAAAAGACGTACCGACAAGCGACATGCTGGAGACCGTTGCCAACGCATGGCGTGACCATCACCCTCGTGAGTGGAAGGAGAAGCTTGAGACTTGCTGGAACCTACTGTACATGCGCAGGGACTGGAACGGGTTTAAGAGATTAACTATTGAAGAGGTGTTTGCAGATGACTGAAATAGGACACTGGTCTTATGATGGAGAACCATTCGAGGTTGATGATTACTTCGGATTTGTGTACCTTATAACTGTGTCTGTACCTGATGGTAACCCTATCAGATACATAGGTAAGAAGCAGTTCCACTCTTATAAGAAGACTAAACGAGACAAGGAGTCTAATTGGAAGAAGTATACCAGTTCCTCTAAGCACATTAATGAACTCATAAAGGGTGGCTCTGAGCTTACCTTCGAGATCATTCAATTGTTTGCAACCAGAGGTGGACTATCAGCAGCAGAATGTAAAGTTCAATGGTACTTAGATGTACTTACGGAGAAATGTCCCGAAGGGATCCCCTTGTACCTTAACAGACAGATAGGTGCAGTTAAATTCATACCTAAAGAAGCTATATCAGATGAAACTAAAGACAGACTCAACGAAATCTACAGAACCGGAAGAGTACTTATCGAAGCCAAAGGAGAAGAAGCAGCAGAGACTTGATTACAAAGTCAAAGCAAGCACCAGACGTATCGATACTAAGTCCTATAAAGAAGACAGGTGGAACTAATGAGTGAATCATTCACCAAGCACTATCCATGCTTTAAATGTGGGTCATCAGATGCAGTAGCACTGTGGTCCAATGGGCGAGGTAAGTGCTTTGCATGTGACACACCTGCATTCTTAGATCAGTATGATGACACAGTTAAATCAAAGTTTAAACCAAGTAACCGACAACAGGATTATGATATGAGTGGCGAATCACTCCAAGACATCAGTAACTACGACACAGCAGGTGTTCGTGAACGTAACCTAACTAAGACAGCTTGTGCTGTATATGATATGAAGGTGGCATATGATGCCTCTGGAGCTATCACCACACACTACTACCCATACACAGTTAAAGGTAAGGTAGTTGCATGTAAGAAGCGTACACTACCCAAGGAGTTCCGAGTAGTTGGTGAGTTAAAGCATAAGGATCTTGAGTTATTCGGACAGTCTAAGTTCCAACCGGGTGGCCTGAAGGTGATCATAACTGAAGGTGAGTTAGATGCCATAGCAGTGCAGCAGTCTATGCTTAACAAGTATAAGCGTACGTACCCCGTGGTATCCCTACCATCCTCAAGTAACATGAAGATCCTTGTGGCTAACAGAGAATGGCTGAGGTCGTTCAATGAAGTCATACTTATGTTCGATCAAGATGAAGCTGGTGAGAAAGCAGTAGGTGAAGCAGCTAAGATCATTGGCTGGGATAAGACATTGGTAGCCACACTGAGTGCTAATGACCCTTGTGACTCTACGCCTGACGAAATCATGTCTGCTGTCTTCAATGCACGTAAGTATACCCCTGCCTCCATCGTACGCGGTGAGGCTATCTGGGATGCATACGTTGCTCGTAAGGACGTGAAGTCTGTACCATACCCTAAGTGTCTTCAGGGACTCAATGATAAGCTTGACGGTATGCGTAAGGGTGAGATTGTACTGTTCACATCAGGTACTGGCTCAGGTAAGTCAACAATGATCAAAGAGATTGTACTGGAGATTGAGGAGCAGACTGAGGATAGTATAGGTATGGTGTCTCTTGAGGAGTCCATAGGGGATTCTGCAGAGAAGTTCATTAAGATGTTTGCACCTAAGGATCCTACTCCTGAGCAAGAACGTAAGGCTTATGAGAAGGTGTTCGGTAATGAAAGGTTAATCCTTCTGGATCACAATGGGGCTGTCTCTGACTCCAGTCTTATAGACCAGATAGAGAACCTGTGTCTGCTTGGATGCCAGTACATCATCTTAGATCACATCACCATTGCAGTATCTGAAGGAGCCGGAGGTAAGACTGGCAACGAAGCTATAGATTCTATTATGTCTGACCTGTTAAAGGTTGTTAAGAAGCATAACGTATGGCTTGGTTTGATCAGTCACCTACGTAAGTCCCAAAGTGGTAAGTCATTTGAAGAGGGTTACCTATCCTCCATCGATGACATAAAGGGTTCAGGCTCGATTAAACAGATCAGCTTTGATATAATTACATTCTCACGCAACTTAGTGGCAGAAGATGAAGATGAACGGAATACAATTAAACTCAGAGTACTTAAGTCCAGATTTACAGGACGCACTGGAGACTGTGGTTCAGCATACTATGACACAGGAACAGGAAGACTCAAGGGACAAGAAGACTTCCTCGACTACACTGGATAACTCCGTTGGTGTGGAGTTGATAACTGCTTACATAAAGGAGAGATGTGAGGGGAATACCTTTAGGGGTAGACCCCCTGAGGGAGCCAGATTGGTGTCTTCTATGATCCCATATGGTTACACGTACGAGAAGCTAACTGTAAGGGCCGTAGCAGGGGCTGTGGCAGCTTATCAGAAGTCCCGAAGGTCATCATCAGCACCCTTTAAACTAACCGTTACATCGACTGTGATAGGCTTACAGGTGCTGTCTGCTTTAGGCGTACTAAACACTAACCATCAGGAGATCTTAGCTGTTGGTGATCTATACTTAGAAGCACTACTTCAACTGGGTTATATACACATTGAAAGAGAGTACTCAGGGTACAGAGCACCTTACATAATTCAACTAATGGACACATGGTCGGAGCTTGGAGATCTCCCACCTGAGTACGAGAGGGAGACACTGATTGGTACCTCCTTCACACCACCTAAGGACATAACATCACTACGTAATGAGTTCACCAAACGTCCATACATAAAGCGCATGAGTTCAGAGGAGGACTTTAAGCAGCTTATAGGAGCACCATTTATCACTGCTCTTAACAAGCTACAACAAACACCTTGGAGACTTAACAACACACTAGCCAAAGCCTTAGAGACTAACCTCGGATTGTTCATAGATCTTGAGGACCAGTCAATCAAAGCTAAGTCAAAGGCTATTGAGATGAAGTTTGTCATTGCAAAGATACATGCGGTAGGGTCTCACGACTTCTACCAAATGGTTGAGTGTGACTACCGAGGTCGTGTGTACTACACTGAACCCTTCTTGAACTTCCAAGGGTCTGATGTATCTAAAGGACTCTTTGAGTTTGCAGATTCTAAGGCTATGGACACTGCAGGGTACCGATGGTTATGTATACACACAGCTTGTTCCTATAACCAATCATATGAACTAGAGGAACTACCAACATGGGTAACAGCGGACTATCGAACCTATCTGCAAGAAGAAGGGCTCTCTACCATATCAGTAGACAAGATGACCTTAAAGGACCGAGAACTGTGGACCCTAAACAACCTCGACTGGATCAACCAATTAGCGGATGGCTTGAGCTTCAGAACAGAAGCAGAAAAGCCCGTTAGTTTCCTTGCATGTTGCTTGGACGTCAGTGGGTATAACAAAGCTAGGGCTAATCGTACTGTACATATGAGTCGATTACCTATACCTGTTGATGGGAGTAACAATGGATGGCAACATCTGGCAGCTATATCTAAAGACAAACAAGCTGGTGAACTGGTTTCTCTCGTACCTAGTGAGATACAGAAGGACTTCTATGTCCAAGTTGCCAAGCGTCTGATAGACAGGATGCCTGACTGGTTTAATGAACGTAAGATCCCAATGAAAGCTATCCGTAAAGGTATAGCAAAGCGTGGCTCTATGACAAGGGCATACTCAGCAGGTCAGAAGAAGATTGGTGCTAATATGTACTATGACTGCAAGGTAGAAGGCTATGACAAGAAGTACAATATCACTGAAGATGACTGTACCCCTCTGTCAAAGCAACTTATACTTGCTATCAACGACACCTGCGTAGGCCCCTTAAAGACCATGAAGTTTATTCAGAAGATGACAGACCACATACTCTCAACAGGTGAGACATGTACACAGTGGACAACTCCCTCGGGATTCCCAGTGTTATATGAGGTGTGGCGTCAGAAGAACATCACAGTACGTAGTACCATACGTGGACTCGGGCAGATAGGTCACAGCATTAAGGTACCATACATCACACCAAGTGGTGACTTGATACCATGCAGGAGATCCTTTGCATCTGGCTGTTCACCTAACTTCGTTCACTCAATGGACGCAGCTCACATGGCTAAAGTTATTCAGAGTTTTAATGGAGACTTCGGTGCTATACATGATTCATTCTCGACTCATGCATGTGATGTGAATAAACTAATAGACCATACCAAGTGGCAGTTTGCTATGATATACAACAGTGAGAACTTCTTCACCGTCATAGAGAACATGTTACTGGAGACCCGAGAGGGTTATACACTTAAACAACCAGAGCTGGGAACCTTAGATATATCTGAGATCCTGTCGTCTGATTACTTCTTTTGTTAATAGGAAAACTATATGAACAACGTAACACAGTTCCCAGATAAGCATATTCCAGAGAATGATATGCTCCAAGAACTAAATAATCTTATCGAGAAGTACAATGGTAAGATGACCAACGTGGCAATGCTGGGGTGCTTACAAGCATCTTCTAACTTTGTCTTCCTGTCTATTGCAGAGACAGCTATCTATGATGACGAGGGTGAAGAGTAATGTATAACATATTTGAAGAACTAGAAGAGAAGGTAATTGACTGGGCTCACATCAAGGGTATCCTTGGGGATCTCTCAGGTGGACATGACCTACGTGAGCGTAAGCTCAAACAGCTAGGTAAGTTTGAAGAGGAAGCTACTGAGCTGTATGACGAGGTACACTCAGGCGGTGACATAGATAAGGTACGTGATGAACTTGGTGATGTGTTGGTAACACTGACAATCCAAGCGAATCTATGGGGCCTCTCACTCACAGAGTGTTTAGATGAGGCATACAATAAAATAGCTGTACGCACAGGGCGTATGGTAGACGGAGTGTTTGTAAAAGATGAGTAATGATAAAGTATCACACAATATAGTGCCCGGTATTGACGACATGGAGTACGTTGAGATGTTTAATCTTGACCCCAACCTTGCGTACACACCGGAGATCAACGAAGCTATCTTGAGTAAGGTCTGGGAACAGAACTACGCAGGAGCAGTTGCTGAAGGTCTATCAGAGGAGGAAGCTATGGCTCATGCAGAGGCACAGCGTACCTCAGGTCGTAACACAGTGATTCAAGCTATAGCAGATAAGCAATAAAATAACCCCCAAGTATACGTAATGTATACCTGAGGGTAATGCCCCATTGGACTCCTTAATTGGAATCTAGTGGGGCTTCTTTTTTTATTATCTATTGTTGTTAGTTAAAGTCAAATGACTTGAGTGCATCCATATGATACTGGAACACTGGGTTGTTACCTAGTATCTTACTAAGCTTAGCCCTGCGATCCTTAGCCTCGTTGGCTACATTGTACATACTCTGGAGGCTGTACTTCATACTAGGTGTGAGTACTCTAAACAACTCACGAGCCTGTAGGTTAGTAACCATGTGACCCTGTGTTGGTAAGTTACGCTTCTCCTTCTTAGACAGAGCCTCAAATCGCTTAGAGGTATCTGTGAGGATACTTAAGACCATCTTCTGCTCAGCACTTAGTGGATCAGCGTTGCCACCACGAGGTAACAACCAGTGTGCTTTCTCAATCATGAACTGAGCTTGAGCAGCGTTACTTACAAGACCCGTAGGGTTCTTATTAGCCATCGTATTAAGCTTAGTGGCACCACGCTGGTATGCGTTGTTAGCACCTTCAGCCATCTCTGTCATCAAGTCATACTTAAGTGTCACATCAACCCAAGCTTTGTTAACAGTATCAACAAGAGGTTTGAAAGAACCAAGGTCACCAATGATAGCATCATAAATAGTAGTTACATATGGAGTCTCTGCACCAGAGTCCCTCTGCAACTTCCTATAGTTCTCACCCGACAATGCGTTAGCAATGGCTGCACCATCGTTACTGATGATAGCCTGAGGTAGTATGCTTTGTGCAGCTTGGTAGCCACCGTCAGCAGTCTTACCTAGTGCACCCATCTCTGGGCTGGAGGCTTGATACTTGCTCCTTGTGATACGAGTGTTACCAAGTACAGATGGGTTCGCCTTACTAGGATCACCGTACACGTACTCACCAACAGGCTTCACATACTTCTCACGGATCTGAGAGATAACAGGAGCACCCTCTTGTGGAACGTAGTCTACTGTGTTGATAGATGTCCAAGTACCAGTTGGTTTCTTGAATCGTAATGGTTCATCAGCAAGCATAGCAAGCTCAGTCACACCCTTAAGGCTCTTACTGAATGTATTAACAGCAGAACCCAGAGTTTCCTCAAGGTTATGTGCAAGTATCACATGAAGCATACGAGACATCTTAGGTACACCACCATCCATATCAGCAGCCATATCAGTCAACCCTTTGGAAGCAGTAACTGTATTCATCATAGCTGACAACATACTCTTGATCGATTGACCATAAGGTAATGTCATAAGAGGTGGCTTCAGGAACTCATCAGGCTGTGCAATAGCAAGTGCAAGTATGTCCTCGATCTGAGGTAAGTCTTCGATAGTCATACCGAACTCATTCCTGAACTCCATAGAGTCCACAAGATGTGGTAGTGTCTTGTTCATACTGTCAGCAAGCACAGCACGTAGGTTACCTTCGACTCCATCGTACATAGCAAGAACCTTTGAGGGATCCTGACGTAGTACTCCAATGCGGTACATGATATCAGTTAAGCCTAGCTGAGTTGTCATACTGGCAAGTCCGTTAGATATACCATCCACTTCAACAGGTCTCATAGAAGAAGCAAAGCTTCCACCACGTTCAACTGCATCCATGTAACGACCAAGCTCAATAGCTTCTTCAATCAAGTTAATGGTTTCATTGGGGTGCTCAAAGGCTTCTTCCATAAACCGAGTAACTTCAGAGTCAGCTTTAAACTCACCCAGCGTAGCCATAACACCACCCACACCTTTGATCTGGTTGTCGGCTTGTTCCATCTGCAATAGGGCATTAGCTGTAGCATCAACATTGTAGTTGTCAAGGATACCCTTAAGCTTACGACCAACACTTGCGATAGACATGAGCTTGTCATCTTTCATAGCTATGCGCTTACGCATGTTACGAATCATCTGCTCAGGTACAAGGTTGTGTTCAGCAAACAAGTGTGAACCCCAAGTTACAATCATAGCGTACTCAGCATTAGAGTTGCTTCCGGGTTTGATTTGATACTGAGTACCACTCCCGTACAACTGTCTGGCAAGCTTATGAGTCTGCATGTTCATCTTCTGTGCGCTATAGCCCAGACGAGAAGTACCAGTCTGTATATAGTTGGTGAAGCTGATTGGATCATTCCTGAACTCTGCAATATCTTGCAACATCTCAAGTGCCTGCGCAGCCTTACGCTCATACATCCTCTTCTTCCACGAGGGTGTTGCAGCCTCAGCAGCAAAGGATCTTAGGATCTCTGCTTTCTCTGTCAACTGTGCAACCTTAGGGTGGTTTGGTTCAAGACCTGAGGCCTCTAGCATAAGTATGTCAGCTCGGTAGATAGCATTGCGTGATGCATTGTTAATCTTATCAGCAGCTTTCTGACCTATGCCAAGCATCTCAGCAGCCTTACCTCTGACTTTGATAACACCATCAGTCATCGTCATCTCAGCAGCGGCTTTCATACCCATAAGGCTCATGAATAAACCAGACTTGAGTCGTGCAGCAGAGATCACATGGCGAACCTTAGATACGTTCTCACGTACCTCAACCTCTGGGGTACGCTTACCACGTTGCTTAGGGTCCTCATAGTGCTTACCAGTCTTCTCCTTAGTCTTTGAGTACTGAGTTGTAGGTTGTGGGTTGTTGGTTACTTGAGGTCTTGCATACACCTTAGGTGGCATGAGATCCTTCTTAGTGTTCTCCAACATCTTACGACCAAGTGGAGTGATAAGGTACTCACCACGAGTCTTACCATTGCCAGTCTGTACTTGAACAGATTGATACATCATAGGGTTACCCAATGAGTATATCTGCTTAGCCCACATACCTAACTTCTCATAAGCTTCCTTGGTCAACTCGTTAGTTGGGTCGAGGTGTGCATCCGGCACAGTGTCCATACCTTGGTCACGTACTTGTTGCAGCTTCAACCATTCCTCTGACAGTGTACGACCAATCTGTGCCTCAGAGACACCAGACTGTAGATCAGCAGGTGATAGTCCGGCTATATCTGAGATGTCATCCTTACTGAAGTTATCAATCAAGTCCTGAGGAATCATAGATTCATCTTCAGTCTGCTTGCTTAGTATAGATTCCATCAAAGTCATGCCAAGTATCTGGAGATCCGGAAGGACTTCCATTACCCTGTTGTCACCTGTGAATCTGACAGCATTCATATGCCCAAAGAGTTCCGCAGAGTTAAGTGGCTTCTTATGTTCCTTGTCAACGTAAACACGCATGGCTAGTTCATCATCAAGTGCAGAGACATCCTGAGCAGGTGCACTTCCAACACCCATCATGCTCTTAACTGATTCCATCTTCTTAGCTTCATCAAAAGGAATACTAAGGGAGTCTGTCCTTTGCAGTCGCTTGACAGCCCATATAAGGTAAGGGGCTGCATCAGGTCCAGCAATGTTATAAATATCCTTAGGTCCGAAGTCTCCAAGGCTGGTGCCATGTAGCTGCTGCAATGCCTGAGAAGCTTCTATGTCCTTCTGTTGCTCCTCCTTGGCAGCAGAGACCTCAGCAGTATCTGCTTCAGCCTCCATAGCTATCTGGCCTACTGTGGGTGTCACATCTAATGATGTGGTGTAAGGGTCCCTAGCTTCAGCTTCACGTAGAACTGGTAGCTGTGCACCATCGTTAGGTAAGTTCAACCCATCCATGACTACACTGAGTACTTCTGCATCACTCCCTCGTGATCCAACCTCGGGTACTGATGTTCCTGCTACAATATTACTCTTAGCCATTGGCTACTCCTCCTTTCCCCACTGATAATTTATAATCCTATGCTTGTACGGTGCAATGAAGGGTAAGCTTCCGTAGAAGTTCTTCATAAACTTATCACCATCACTCTCTATTGCCCCAGATATCATTCCATACCCACGACCAACAGTACCTGTAGCTGCAGCTTCACCTGCAATGTTGTCCCAGATGAACTCACCCGGACCATGACTACTACTACCATACAGAGGGAAGAGTAAGTTACTCCCGATTACCCTCTCTGTGGTTCCTAATAACCCACTTGAGTACACAGCTCTTTGAATCTTCTGTGCGTCAGTTAGGTAGGGTGACGATTCACCATACTTAAGTTCATCTTTGATACCTTGGGAGATGAATGCTAATGCAAGCATACTTCCCATAGCTGCAAAGGTTCCATAAGTTAAGCCCTTAGAACTCTTACCTTTCACCTGATCCCACAACATAGGCAGCTGGTTAGCTGTGAATGTAGATGTGAAACCATTGAACTGGGTAAGTAATGCAAAGCGAGGGTCACTGTAGAACAGCGGTCTGTTTAGTGCATTAGGTAGGGGTATTGCTTGGTTGACAAAGTTAGCAGCTCCGTTAAGGAACTCACGTTTGTATATGATGGATTCATCAGCTGTCAATGTTCCACCAGCCTTAAGCTTGTTAGCTATTGGGCCTATGTTGTGTAGCGATATACCAAGTTCTCTCAGCATATGTTTAGCTTCAGAGACACCCACGGTATCCGGCTGACCCATCTTAGATTCAATCAAGTCAAGCTTCTCTACGAGGAAGTCGTTAAAGAACGACAGTCGCATCATACGGTGCATGTCTTGTTGATCGTGTAGGAAGTTAGCCTTGAAGAATGCATCAGTCACACCACGAGTCATCTCGTTAGTTTCCTGTACACCTGTTGTAGTTGCTGCTCCGGTCTCTTGAGACTTAAAGCCAGTCTCCTTCAGCATAGTCTTCATGTTTGTATAGTACACATAGCGAGGATCTGCCTCACCTCGTGACCTCACACTTGCTATCTTCTTATCAAGGAATGTTTCAAGACTCTCACGAGGCTTTGCAACCCTTGCCGTTACAGCTAGGTTACGCATCCATGCACCAACAGCACTACCAAAGAGGTAACCCTGTGTTGCTGAGTTCTGTACAAGAACATCTCTTGAGACTCCCATAGGAATCATAGCCATCTCTGGCATAGAAGAGAATGCAGCGTTAGCCAAACCCTGAAGTGTTGTCAACAGTGTCAAGTACTTCTGACCCTGCTTAACAGTCTCATTGTTTATCCGCTTGTAGTTACCAGACTCTGCATTGAGTACGTTACGTAGATCATATGCGATCTTCTGTAACATCTTCTCAGCAGCCTCAGGAGACATAGTCTCAAGTAGTTCAGTACGTACATCACCCATCATCTTATTCAGATACTTGGAGTCCTTACCTATGAACTTACGATGTGCTTGGAACCTTGCAGCCTCACGAGAAGCATCACCCATGTTCTTGAAGATGTTCTGCTCTAAGAACTGATCGAACTCAGGTCTATCTGAGATGTGCATCTGACGTATCTTATGAGCTGATGGAGAGACTCCACCTTTTGTGATATCAAATGCTTCACCAAGTGTAGCAACACCTTCAGTATTCACGATAGCCTCAGTAAGGTTAACAGCATCAGACTGGGACATACCATATGAGGATACCAATGCTTTAACAAAGGCATCCTTGTTGCTGGCTATGTACTCTGTCCTGAAACCCTTATGACGATAAGCCCAGTTAGCAAGACGCTTAGTTGGTGTCTCATTGTCGTAAGCCTTAGCCTTGTTGTTATCATTAAGGAGTCTCTCACTTAACGTGGTGAACTCAGTGTGTAACTTAAGGAGTGCTTCTTTATTAGCTTTAACTTCAGGTGATGCATTGTTCCAATCAAACGGCTTGTTAGCCTCAGTGGCTGGCTCAATGACTTCCCTGTAGAACTTAGTGGTTAATGTACTGACATAGTCTGAACGACCCAGAGAACTCTTACCTAAAGGTACATCAAAGGAAGCTTCAATAGACTCCTGATCCCTCAGTATAGAGTTGTAGGCAGCTACTGTTAGTTGCTGTTCCTGTATCATACCCGGGCCACTGAATACCTTATGACGTACTGAGCCTAGCATGTCAGCTATCTTGACAAGAGTCTTTGACTTACCCTTGGCTGCTGAAAATGCCTGTGCCAGTGAACCCTTAAGGGCTACCATAGGATTCATTGTGAATGCTTTGATGTGTTCCAGTGTAGTACTCGGGGCTTCGTGTGCGTCTGCAAGAGCACCCATAACATCTTCTGGTTCTGATGTGTATGTGAATCCAGACCCAACCTTATCACCACCGTGGTTCTCTGCAGCAAGTTCATCTGTTGATCTCACATACCCGAACTCAGCTTCCTCTTCCTTACGGAAGTGTGTGTTGACGTTGTCGAATCTATTGTCACTGTCACTCTCAAGATCAGCAGCAGCTTTCCAATCACCTATCTGGTAAGCAACTCCGGGAGCAGCGAAGCCAGCACCCATAAGACCACCAGCTACAATAGCATTAGTCATACGGTTCTGGATCTCGTCATAATCCCATTCTTTCTCTGAGCCTATAACAGATGCAGTGTACTCGGTTAGTTCCTGCATAGCTTCCGTGACACCCTCACCTCCGGTAGCTTTTGCAAGACCCTTCACACTCTCCCTGAACAGGTGACCCTTTAGTATCTGGTTAGCACCAAAGGCTTTAGCATCATCAACGTAAGTCAACAGTTGCTTCTTGGATACCTGCAGTAACTTCTTTGATGCTGCCTTTCGGGCTGCTTCAGGACCTAGGTGTCTGAACTCGTCAGACTTAGCTATGGCTTTGATAGCCTCCTCTCGACCCTCTTTAGTGATCATCATAGAAGGGCTGACAAGCCCTTTAAGACCTACCTTATCTAAGTAAGTCATAGCAGCACCAGCAACGATAGCAACACCTAAGTTCTTATCTTCGATGTTACCTTCCATAGAATCCAATGTCATACCTGTGTACATAGACATAGGTAGTGCCATAGACGTACCATAGGTTACTGGTGCAGCTGCCATACCTAGCATAGTCGCACCCATGAATGGGATAGACGAACCAAGCATACCCTTCATACCTGTGGTGACTTCATCAAAGGAAGTCCAGTCAATCTCAGTTACATCCATCTGAACAGTTGGAAGTCCTTCGATGTACTGTTGGTTAACTGAAGCAGAAGCAGCAAACTCTGCCTCCATTATCTCAGCTCCAAACCTGTTAGATAAGGCCTGACCAAATGTGTTAAGACTCTTAGCCATGTTCGCATAGCCAGTGTCAAAGCCAGTACCAAAGGGAGTCCTTGAACGTCCAGCGTAGTCAGCCCCTTTGTTCTTTGATTTGATAGACATGTACAGGTCTGGGTTAGCAGCATACTCAGCTGCATCAAAAGCTATAAGCTTCTGCATTGGTAACCCACCGTACTGGTCTGTCTCGTTCTCGTAGATAGCTGCTCGTGCTTCATCGTAAGCAGTCCACTTAGTACTGCCAGCATCAGCTGCCATACCATACAGTGAATTGTTTACATCAGCGTCTGTGTTGTACTTTGTCAGTTGAGATACACCAGTGCGTATCAGTGTGTCTACAAAGGAGTGACCATCAGCATTCTGAAGGTCTCCTATAGGACGACCCCACTTACCTATTTCACCAGTCTTAACTACACGATTGAATCCACCCTTCTGAGCAAGACTCCAATTATATGCTGTAGCTGCGTCAGCTCCTGCCTCACCGGCTTGGTACTGACCATTGATAATCTTAGCTGTCTCCCTTGAATCCAAACCACGCAGTCGTATGCTCTCACCTGTGGCTGAGTCCTTCAGTGTGTCACCGTCAATGAATGATAGTGTGGTTCCTTCGATAGCTAATGGGTTTACTTGGGGGCCTTGTGAAGCCTCTTCTTCTACTGCGAGTGCGTTACTCAAGTCTAAAACAAGACCTTGTCCCATAGTGTTCTCCTAATAATAATTACTCTTTAAACTTCTTGTTGTACAATGTATGAAACTTTGCGTTAACTGCTGGGTTGTTTATACCAAGGTACTTAGGGTCTGTATCAGAGCCACTACTAGCCAACCATGCATTCATGGCGTTAGTATTAGACTCCTCACCTACCTTAGTCCAGTGAGCTCTCGCCTCCGGATCTTGCATCACAGTGTCTTTAAAGATCTTAGATAACTTCTGAAGAGTCTTAGTTGGTGTGATCAATGTACGGATCTTCTCTGCACTGTGCTTACCTTCAGTGGCAACCTTAACAAGACCACTGTTGATGTTGTCAACTTGCTTCATAAGCTTAGACACAGCAGCGTTAGGTAGTTCGTAACCCTCTTCCATAGTCTCAATACCATCAGCATTCCAAGTAGCCTTACCAAATACAAACTTAGGTACTCCACCTTCAGTGGTGAGGTCAGCCTTAAGTTGATCAGCTCGGATAGCATCAGCCATACCAGCGGTAATGGAACCACTGAACTTGTCAGTTGGGTTCTTGACAGTGTTCATCATGTACTTACGTACTGAGTTACCAAGTGCAGTCCTATACTGTGGTGTACTTGTGTCAACACCATTAGCTCTAGCACTCCTAGTGGCTACTGCGTATGCTTCTTGGATAGTACTACCATCCCCAAACAAAGCTTGTGCTGTCTGGCGCTGCTCAATAGAGTAGATCTCAGTGTTCTCAGATATATTACTTAATATATCACTCGATGCACCATTCATGTAGTCTATGTTCTCTAGATCAATAGCATCATAGGTCATGTGCCTAGCCTTATCGTAGTTCTCTAGTCCGTAATCTTTTGCATTAACAATATCACCACCTGATGCTGATTGGAACTTACCACTCTTAGACATGTAGCCAGCAACTGGTTGCTTAGCCTTAGGGTCCCACATGGTTACAGTCTTAGACATATCAAGTGCATCATTAGCTGACTTCTTATCAGCAGCCTTAGCAGTTG